GGTTCGTCGGCATCGAACAACAGGAGCAGTGGGCCGACGTCGCGCGGGTTCGGTGTGGGTTGACGCCCGACGACCCGGCGACGGTTCGGGGCGACGGCGGTCAGACGGGGCTCGAAAGCTACGGCGCGGGCGACGGGGGCGAACAGTGAGCGCCGACGTGCTCCCGCCGGAACTCAGCGATGAGTCGCCGGCGACGCGGCACGTCTATCATGTGCTATCCGACGAGTGGACGCCGGACGCGCGCCTGCGCGAGTTGACCGGCTACTCGCAACCCACCGTCTCACGCGCCTGTCGCATGATACAGGGCCACGGCCTCGCGGACCGTCGACGGCGGCCTGCGGACCCGCGAATCGTCGAGACGAAACTCCGCTAAAAACTCGGCAAACTGAGTTCGGCGGGTGTTCTCGTTTAAAACGCTAAGAGACGAATACGCAGATACGAAGCCCGCGAGGGACGGCTCTCGGGCGGGGGTCGAGAGCCGGGCGCGACGACCCCGAGAGTGGGACGACCTGTACCCCCGATTCTATCCTATGCCTGCCACCGCTCACGGCGACGGCGAGGAGGACGTGTATGACGACCGCGTCCTCGGCGCCCCGGACGTGTGCAATAACTGTTTCAGACTCGTCCGCGTCGAGCGTGTCGACCCGGCTCGGAACGGGATGGGCGGCGAGTTGGAGAGCCATTACGAGCGCGTGCAACGCAACACGGTCGTCGGCTACGGGCCGGCCGATAGTGTGAGCGAGCAGAAGGGCGTGTTTTGCGACTGCGGCGTCGAAAGCGCCCGCGAGCGTATCTGGACTGACAGCGACGTCGACCGCGACAGAATGAAGAACATGATTCGGAACGTCGCCGAGTCCCTCCGCCGCAAAGGACTCGACCTGGACGTGTCGGCGCTGGCGCGGTACGCGCTTCAATCGCATAAGGACGGACTGCCGACGGACGAGTGTCTGCGAGCTGGCGTGTCGGCGGCGCTCCGCAGCGAGGTCAACGCCGAAGCGCCGACGCCATAATCTGATAATGACTCAGCGACAGCGTAGTCTCGTCCCCGAGTCGGTTCGGGACTGGAATATTCGTCTCGACTCGTGTCTACGCTGCCGCTGGCATAGCATGAACCTCCGAAAATGGAAACTCGCCCGTGCGGTGTTCGTCACGGTGGCCGTGTTCGTGTTTACGACGTTCGCGATTTCGGAGGGTGCCGAGCCGACGACGACGGGGGTTCTCGCGCTGCTGCTCGTCGCGCTGTTGAACGGCATCGACCTCGCGGAGCTGATGTCGGTATGGGCCGAGGTGCGCGTTCACGACCGCGAGCGACCCGACGATGAGAACTGACGTTTGATGAGCGAGATTGAAATGCTCCTCCTCGGCGTTCTCCTCGGCGCGGCGCCGAGCGCGATGGTCGGCCGCATACTCGCTGCGTGGCTCGCGAAACGGGCCGGGGTCAAGCCCGGCGAAATCGCGGCTTACAGTGAGGCCGCAGACGGCGACGCGGAATGACGTTAGGACCTCGTACTAACCTGCGGGCTGCCACCAGAGCATGAGCGAAATCGCGATTGCGCGGCTCCGAACGCTAATCCTCGGCCTCGGTCTGTTCGGGCTGTGGACGCTCGCGAGTGTGTTTTTGTTCAGTTGTTGACTGCTAAGAACTCCCCGAGCCGGCTGGTTGCACCGGCTGTCGAAAACAAACCCCATGAGTGTCGTCCTGGCGCCGCTGCAAATTGGCCTCGGGGTCGTGATTTGGTTTCTGCTCGCGGCCGTCGCCGGGTTTCTCGGCGGCGTCGCTGCCCTCGTATTGTTCGCGCTGACGCCGCCGGTCCGACGTGGAGACTGACAACGTGACTGAGAACGAAACACCTGACGACGGGGACGGGACGTGTGGCGCGACCACGTCCGCCGACGGGGACGAGGGGTGCGCGCTCCGCGCCGGGTGGGGGACGGACCATGTCGGCGAGGGCCGATGCAAGCTCCACGGTGGCGCAGGCCGCGACCGTCGCGGCGCGCCGGAGGACAACGGCAACGCCGAGACGCACGGCCTGACTGCGGACCGAGACAAGTGGTTCGACCGGCACCGAGAGGACGCCGGCGACCTCGTCCGCGCGCTCGTCGCGTCGTATGTTGAGGACGCGCCGTTTGGCTGGGAACAGACCGCGAAGGTCGACCAGTTGTGTGAGATCGCAATCGACCAGGCGCGACTGCGGCACTCAAATCAGTTTCTCGACGAGTTTCTGACCGAGCAGACGGTGTCGGTCACTGAGAACGGTCAGGAAATCACCGAGCTGGAGGAGAACCCCGCGCATATGCCTCGCGACCGAATCAAGCGAACGAACGCGCGGATTCTCAAAGAGCTGGGCGTACTCGACGACCCGAAATCTGCCTCGGCGGCGGCCACCATGACCCTCGCCGAAGTGTTGAGTGGGGAACAGTGAGCACCGAACCGGCTCGTGCGGACTTCACCCCTGGGGTCGAACTCCCCGAAACCCGCGACCACGGCACTGACTGCGACATCACTGACCTGGAGGGCGCAGACCGCTCGACGGCGCAACTGTACCTGTCCGACTGTTCGCTCGCCGAGCGGGTTCAGGTCCTCTTTGGCATCGAGCCGTTCGATTATCAGCGCGATCTCTGTGAGCACATCGAGGCCACCGACGTCGCGAAAGTTTCGATTCAGCCGGGCCGTCAAGTCGGCAAGACGCTCATCGGCGCGGCACTGGCCGCCGAACACGCGGTCCGGAACCGTGGCGAGGACACCATGATCGCCGCGCCGTATCAAGAGACTGCCGACGAAATGATGCGCGAGGCGACGTCGCTGCTCCAGACCGCTCAGCGGCGATTACAGCCGTTCAACTTGAGCGTCGGCGTCGAGACTGAGAACAAGCGCGAATGGGAGTTTGCCCACGGCGGCCGGCTACTCTCTCGCACGCTCGGAAGTGACGGTACGGCCAGCCGTGGCAAGAACCCGAACTTTGTGATTGTCGACGAGGCAGCGTTTGTAATCGACTCGATTTTCGAGGACGTTATCGAGCCGTTCTTTTCGACGCACGATACCTACACCTACCTCCTGACGTCGACGCCGAGCGGGGACGCGGGGTATTTCTATGAGAAAACGGAACTCTCCGATGAGAACTGGCACACGCCACGCTGGCCGACTGGCATCTGCCCGCTGGTCAGCGTCGACTGGCTCGCCGAGAAGCGGCGAATCACCGACAACCGGACGTTCAAAACCGAGTACCTCGGCGAGTTCGTCGGTTCCTCGGATCGGTTCTTCGATTCAAAGCTCATCGACAGCCGAATGTCGTCGGGCGTCTCCGCCCAGCGCGAGGGCGTCGTCCTCGGCGCCGATATTGCGCGCGCCGGCGACGACAAGACCGTCGTGGTCGGCATCGGGCGCTCGGGCGTCGGCGAGGTGTTGATTTCCGATCGGAATATGAACCTCTCGGCGGCTGCCGGCAAGCTCGCGTCGCTCGTCGACCGGCACGACGTCCGTTCGGTCGCGGTTGACGCCACCGGCCTCGGCGCAGGTGTCGTCGAAATGCTCCAGCAGCAGGGCATCCCGTCGGCGGCGCTCAACGGCGTCAAGTTCACCCTGGAAATCAAACAGTCACTCTACAACCGCCTCAAAACGATGTTCGAGGGCGGCGACCTGGAGCTGGCATACGACGCTCAACTGTTGCGCGAGTTGCAGCAACTCGAATACTCGACGACGGCCCGCGGCAAGACGAAAATCGAGCACCCGAGCGGCGGACACGACGACCACGCCGACGCGCTGGCGCTGGCCGCGCGTGAGTATCGCGACGAGAGTGGCGACGGTGGGTATGCCCGCACCGAGGACGAGCTGGTGATTCTCTGATGGCTGATAATGACAAGTCGACGTCGTTCCTCGGTCGCGCCCGGCGGCGCCTGTCGGCCGCCCTCGCCGGCGACCAGGACGGAGTCGTCGAACCGCAGGCGCGGGACGAGGATCCGTTTGTCGTCGGCCGCGAGGAGTTCCGTGAGGAGCCGGACCGCGACGACATCGACAAGTTCGTTCGTGAATACTACGCGAATCCGTTAGTCAGAGTTCCGATTCAGAACTACGCGGCGGACGTCACGGAGCCGGGCGTTTCGGTCCGTGTTGACCCTGGCGACGACGCGGATATGCCGACGGTCCCCGACTCGCACCCGAACGACAACCTCGCCGGGCGGCCACTCGACGAGGCGTTGGGGGCGTGGACGGACACCGTGTTCATCGACGGGTTCCGGTTCGACGGCGACATGGCCGACCTACTCGCCGAGGTCGTCAAAGACCGGCGCGGCAGAAGGGGGACCTCCATAGTCGAGCACGCCTATGACGACCCGACCGAGCGCGAGCGCCTGATGGCGCTGCGGCTCGTCAAGACTGAGACGGTGACGGCGTACACGCGCGAGGGTAAGGGCATCGTGCTCCGCGAGGACGACGACCCTGGTTCGTTCGACTCCGTCGCCGTCGACGACCTCGGGGACTACAACCGCGACAAGGCGCCGACGACGCCGGCAGGGCAGACGGCGGCGGTCGCGCAGTTCGACGACATATTTGGGTCTGCCGAGCGGGAAGAAATACCATTCTCGCTCGGTGACTTGACGGTGTCGAGCCACGACGCCGACACCGGCGCGCTGTTCGGCCGGCCAGACTCGGCGCCGATTATCCCCCGAGCGAGGGCGCTCCGCCGCAAGTTCAGACACGTCGACCAGTCGATTGTCAACACCGCGTTCGGAAACGTAATCGCGACTGTCGACACGAACGACCGCGGGCTCATCGAGTCTGTCAAAGAGAATCTGGACGTCAACGTTCGCGATCGCGAGGACGACCCGAGTCGGCAAGAGCCGGACAGCGTGAGCGTGATGAACGTTGACGCGGACGTTCAAGAGATCGAGGGCCAGGTCCCCGACGTCGTCGGGCAGATACAACAGGAAATCGAGTTCGTCTTATCAGCACTGCCGACGCCGCTGTATCGCGTCGGCTTCGCCGGCGACATCAACCGCGACGTCACGAGCGAGCAGGGCGAGGACTACCGCGACGCGGTCAAGCGCGAACGCCGGCGCCTCGAATCCGACTTCTCGAAACCGATCCGCCAGAAGGCAAAGGAACTCCACCCGGACATCGGCGACCCGCACGCTGACGAGTCGCTGCCGGTCGACGTCGAGCTGCGGATTCGTCCCGACCAGGCCGAGTCCCCCCTTCGCGACGAGGAGTTCGACGCCGGCGAGTTTAGCGAACTGATGAGCGCGCTGTCGACCGCCGCCGGGCCGAAGGGCGGCGCGAGTGAGATCGTCCCCGAGGACGTAATCGTCGAGACGCTGCTCGACATGGACCCGGAGGCGATGAGCGACGACACGGCGGGCGAGGGCTTAGGCGCGACACCGGGCGACGTCGCGCCGCCTGCCGACGAGAAGGTACAAGCGGCCTTCGATGAGTTCACCGACACCGACACCGACCAGGCTGGTGGCGACGTGCGTGCCGACGCCGAACTCGCCACACGCTACGCCGAGGGCGACGAGGTCGAGACGCCGGACGGCGTCGGCGTCGTCACCGACACCCACACCTCGGACGCCGAGTTCGCCGGCGAGCAAATCGACGCCAGTGAGTCCTCACCGGCATACGTCGTCGCCACGACAGGCTCGGGCGGCTTCGGCGTCTATCGTGCCTCGGAGTTGGACGCGACAG